ACCGCATTCGCTATGGCACAAGCTGCTGTCGCTGGCATAAAAAAGCCATTGCTCTTGGTAAAGACATCCACGGCCTATACAAAGAATTCAGCGGTTTTTATCAAGCAGCGGATACAGTTCACCTAGCGAGCAGCAAAGCCAGGATTGCGAGCATAGGAAAGACAGATGCACAGATCAGCGCCCAGGCTCTCCAGATTGCGCTGGCATCCAAGGCGCTGAGAGAGCATGAGAAAGAACTGAAGGACATACTCTTCTATAGTGGTAATGCGCCAGTATGGGAAGAGATGATGGCAGAGCGCACCAGGATGATCAAGGAGCGCAACACGATGGAAAGAGAAGATTCAGAACGCAAGCAAAAGGACAAGGAAGCAAAAGTGGCAATCATCATGAACACACTCTGGATTTCCGGTGCATCCGCTATCGTTGTCCCACTGATCAGCGTCACGTTTCAAGTTATCACAAACAGAGGTTTCTCATGATTCCAATCATCGGCGCACTACTCGGCACACTGGCTGAAAACGGTCTGGGGCTGCTGTCCAGCGCTATCCAAGCCAAGGGCAAGGAAGTTGTAGAGAACACGCTTGGCATCAAGATACCCGACAACCCGACACCGGCTTATGTTGAGAAGCTGCGAGACTTGCAGTTCAAGCATGAAGAGCGCCGGATTGAGTTGGGCATCGAGAAAGCCAAGCTAGAGTTGGCCGAGATGGAGATGCTGGCAAAGGCGGCTCAGAATGACGCCGACAACATCACAGATCGGTGGGAGGCAGACATGAACTCTGACTCCTGGCTCTCAAAAAACATCCGGCCAATGAGCCTAATTGCCATCTTCATGGGCTACTTCCTGTTCGCCATGATGTCGGCCTACGGCCTCAATGCAAACGAGTCCTATGTGACCCTGCTGGGTAACTGGGGGATGCTGATCATGGGCGCTTACTTTGGTGGCCGCACCGTAGAGAAACTGGCAGAGATGAGGAGTTCAAAATGAGCCTAAGCACTGAACAAGCAGCGTTCCTGCTGGACTTCTGCAAGCTGGTGCAGCACGCCACCAACGAAGGTTTCATGGTCACTGGTGGCGAGTTGGCGCGTACACCGGAGCAGCAGGCTATCTACTTCAAGACGGGCCGGTCTAAGACTATGAACAGCATCCACCTCAAGCGTTGCGCTGCTGACCTCAACTTCTTCAAGGACGGGAAGATCATCTGGGACAAGGCTATCCTGGCTCCGATTGGCGCGTACTGGGAGAGCCTGCACCCGAAGAATCGCTGGGGTGGAAACTTCAAGAGTCTGGTGGACTGCCCGCACTTTGAACGAAACGTATGAGCGACTACACCGGCCAGATCACAACGCCAGCGCAGCCGAATCTCGGCAACCCTGGCGAGGTGTATGACCGCCTGTTCTTTAGCCAGACACTCAGCAACATCGGGAACTACGCCAAGCGCATCACAAACGCCCTGGGAGCGTTATTCGGACCGCGTGGGGGTAAGTACCTCAACGCTCCATATGGCGCGTTCCAGGACTCCACAGACCAGGCTGCGGCCAACACCACCACGGCCTACGCCATCACGTTTGACACCACCGACTTCAGCAATGGCGTCACGCTCTCAAACTCCTCTAGGCTGAACGTATCGCAGTCTGGCATCTACAACGTGCAGTTCAGCATCCAATTCAAGAACACCACCAATGACACGCAAGACGTAGATTTGTGGTTTAGGAAGAACGGCACAAACATTGACAATTCAAACAGTAGGTTTGGACTCAGTCCAAGAAAGTCATCAGGTGATCCATCTCACATGATTGGTGCGCTGAACTTTTTTGTCAGTTTGGCGGCCAATGACTATGTAGAGATTATGTGGCGGCCATCAGATGTAGGAGTCAGCATCGAACACTTTGCCGCCAGCAGCACGCCCACCAGACCGGCAGTACCGTCAGCCATAGTTACACTGTCGTTTGTCTCCAACCTATCGGTGTAATCATGGCACTCATTCCTCTCAAGATTCCCCCAGGCGTTTACCGCAACGGCACAGAGTACCAGGCAATGGGACGCTGGTACGACTCCAACCTGGTGCGCTGGTTTGAAAATACCCTGCGACCCATTGGCGGGTGGCGGGTGAAGTCCACGTCTGCCATGACGGGAATCTGCCGAGGCATCATCACCTGGCGAGACAACAGCGCGGCACGCTGGGCGGCGATGGGTACTCAGTCCAAGCTGTACGCGATGAATGCACTCGGGGTAGTCAAGGACATCACTCCTACTGGATTCACCACTGGCTCTGCTGACGCCACCGGCACAACCGGCTACGGGTACTGGACATATGGCAGCCTGTCTTATGGCACAGCGCGACCTGACACCGGATCAGTACCGGCCACCACCTGGAGCCTGGACACCTGGGGCGAGTACCTGGTGGCTTGCAGCAGCACAGACGGCAAGCTGTACGAGTGGCAGCTAGGTTTCACGACTCCCACTATCGCGGCTGTCATCACCAACGCACCGACAAGCTGCGCGGCGCTGATGACCACCAGCGAGCGCATCATCTTTGCCCTGGGCGCATCGGGTAATCCGCGCCTGGTGAAGTGGTGCGATCAGGAGAACAACACGACCTGGACGGCGGCAGCCAACAACCAGGCGGGTGACTTTGAACTGGCAACGCCAGGGTCTCTAAGGTGCGGCAAGCGCGTGCGAGGCGTCAACATCCTATTTACTGACACAGACGCGCACGTCGCCAGTTACATCGGCCTGCCATTCGTCTACAGTTTTGAGAAGGTGGGCAGCGGGTGTGGAGTCATCTCCGCGCAGGCGGTGGCGGCCATCGACACGTCCGCGATGTGGATGAGTCAGTCGGGATTCTGGTCATACGACGGGTACGTCAAGCCTATGCAGTGCGATGTCGGGGACTACGTCTTCAACAATATCAACTATGCCCAGGCGTCCAAGGTCTACGCCGTCCACAACTCTACCTATGGCGAGGTGACCTGGTTCTACCCGTCACTGTCCTCCACTGAGAATGACAGCTATGTCACCTACAACTACCGTGAGGGGCATTGGGCTATCGGGATGATGGCTCGCACAGCCGGAACAGATCGAGGCGTATTCGCCAACCCGCTGTTTGTCAGCACCGACGGGTACATCTACGACCACGAGGTCGGCTACACCTACGACTCGGTGGCTCCCTACGCGCAGTCCGGTCCGATTGAACTCGGGAACGGCGACAACGTGATGGCCGTCAGGTCAGTGATACCAGACGAGCAGACGCTGGGCGAGGTCCTGATCTCATTCACGGCCAGGATGTACCCAACATCGGCAGAGACAAGCTACGGCCCGTTCAGCGCGAAAGCCCCAACCGATACCCGATTCTCAGGACGGTCAGTCAAGATGAAGGTCACCGGAAACGTGCTGGACGATTGGCGGGTCGGCGTGATGCGGCTGGAGGCTACATCGGCAGGGAAACGGTAATGGAGGATTTCTGGCGGTTGGCACAACACATCGAAGCCGCCTTAGAATACTCAGCAGGAACCCACACTCTTCAAGATGTTGCGCAGGGTGTAGAGGAGAACAGATTCCAGGTTTGGCCTGGAGTCAAAAGCGTAGTCATCACAGAGATCATTGTCTACCCGCGACTCAAGAATCTGCATTATTTTCTTGCTGGCGGCGACCTAGATGAACTCAAGCGGATGCGACCACACATCGAGGCTTGGGGAAAGCAGATTGGTTGCACGCGAGTTACCTTGGCTGGCCGTAAGGGTTGGGCAAGGACGTTTTTAGCAGATGAGGGATATGCACCGAAGTGGCATATTCTGAGCAAGGAGTTGTAGATGGCGACAAGAAACCGTTACGCTGAGATCATGTCTCAATTTGGACAGTCGCAACCGTTTTCGTTCTTTGGTATGCCGTCCGGTGGGTTCAACCCTTATGCATCCGACTACACCGGAGGATTCACTCCGTACCAGCGTCCTCTTCCTGTACCAACACTGCCAGTAGAGCAAGACCAATATGCTGGATTGATTCAGCAGATTGGCGGTAGTGGTGGTGGCGGCGGCTACAGCAGCAGTCCAGAAGGACAAGCCGCAAGAGAAGCGCCTATGAGCGATAGCGAAAGAGCATTTCAGCTTTCCGTCAATGAAGCTATAGCCGGTGGTATTGATAATCTATCGAGATTATCTCCAGTAGCAACAGGGTTAAAAGCACTTTTTTCTCCAAGAGAAGCCTCAGATAACAGCACTGGCGGACCATCAAGAGCGCCATCTCCAGCAACAATAAACGTAAGAGAAACATATCGTGGAGATTTAGGTGATCCTGGACCTGGTTGGACAAGACAAAATTTAGGTAAAGGTGAACAGGTATTTACCCGTGAAGTCCCTGTAGCTAAAGCTAGTTTTTCCGATCCCGAAGGAAATTTCGACTTTGCAGCATTTGAAAGAGCAGGGTATTCCATGCCAGGAATCGGTGGTGGTCAAGGTAGAACTAGCGGTGGCTATACAGTTGGCGGGTTTAAGGCTGATTCACCAGAAGCAGCAAGAGCAGCATCCGGACAGTTTGGAATGGACCCTAGCACGCGAGGAAACTTTGCTGCTGGCCTAGCTAAAGGCGGCTACGTCTCCATGCAGCATTTGGGAGGACCTGACCCAGAGGGTCCGGATGACGGCTACGCTGCGCTCAAGGATGGCGAGTTTGTCATCAACGACAAGGCGGTGAAGAAGTACGGTATCGAGTTGATGCAGGCCATTAACTCGGGCAAGATTTCAAAGGGCAAGCTACGCGGCTTGCTCGAAATGTAAGGAGAAACGATATGTCTAAAGGCGGCGGCAGCACTACAAGCACCACAGCAATTGATCCTGATCTGAAGGCGGCTTATCTAGCCAACATCGGTCAGGCCCAGAGCGTAGCGGGTGCATTACCTACTCGGCAGTTTGCAGGGTTCAATCCGCTGTACCAGGCTGGCGAGGAGATGGTCACGAATGAGGCACTGACACCGTTCACTGGCGAGTCCATCCAGCAGTTCATGAACCCCTATGAGACTGACGTTATCCAGCGTGCATTGGCTGATGTCGGTGGCTCATTGGAGACCCAGCGTCTCAAGGACCGGCAGGCAGCTACCGCTGCACGCGCCTTTGGCGGGTCTCGCCAGGGCGTGCAGGAGTCACTCACAAATGCCGCTGCCATCAAGCAGGCGGCTGATACCGCTGCGCAGATGCGTGCGGCGGGTTACGGGCAGGCTGCTGGGCTGGCTCAGTACGCGAAGGGAGCCAACATCTCCGGCGGCCAGGCGGTGATGGGACTGGGCGGTGCGCGTCAGCAGTTGGAGCAGGCGCAGTTGGATGCCCTGCGCAACATCGGTCTGGAGAAGCTACAGATTGCAACCGGTGGACTCAGCACCCAGCTACCGAATCTCGGGATGACCCAGACGCAACCGTACTATCGGAATCAGGTGTCAGGCGCTTTGGGCGGTGCGTTGGCAGGGCAGCGTCTAGGCGGTGCGGATTACGGTGGAACCGGCGCTTTGCTTGGTGGTTTGCTTGGACTATTTGGTGGATAAGGGGAACAAGATGGCCTACCCGTATGACATTTACAACTTGAATCCTAGAAATGTTGGTCAGTTAGACCTGACTCAACAGCAGTTGGAGTTGATCCGGCAACAACAAGCGATGTCTCCTTTCGCTGCTTACACACGGGCAACGCTGCCTGCTCAATCACGCTACACCTTTGAAGGCATTGCACCGAGTGCTGTACCAGGCATTCAGTCTGGTGACCTACGCTCTGCACCATCAGGCTCGCAGTACATAAACCAGACGCTGTCGGATCAATACTTGCGTTCAGCAACTGGCAATGCACCGCTGGAGCCAATGCAAGAAGCGCCATTGCAGACATTTGACGAGGCTTATGGCGATATGCAGCCACGCCGCACACTCGGCCTGCTGGGTGATATGTTTGGCGGTGCATCCGCGCTGGATGAGTACATGACGCCAGAGCAAAGAGCGCAGCTACAGAACCAAGGCGTAATGGCAGCGGCCATGCAACGGCTTGCGGCATCAGGACCAAGCCGAGTGCCAGTAGGACTAGGCCAGGCGCTTGGTGAGGCGTATGGTGCTGGTCAGAAGGGCTACACGGCAGCGCAGCAGAATCTGCTACAGAGCATGGCAGCCAAGCAGAAGATGGATGAGGCTAAAGCCACAAAGGATATGCAAGCCACAGTGTCTACATTCCTGACGCAGAAAGCGCCAGAAGGCGTTGACGCCAAAGAGTTCAAGGCGCAGCAGTACATGAAGCTGGCAGATGTCTATGCTGCACGCAATCCTGAGCAGGCCAGTAAGTTCTTTGACATGGCGCAGAAGCTGATGCCTGCAAAAGAGGCTACGCCTGATGACATCAAGAAGCTGAATGCTTTGGGATTGCCCGTTACGCTTGAAAACTTGGCAAAGCTAAAACCGTCTGCGGCTACTCAAGACCCAGAAAAAATTCGCATGTTGAAGGCACTTGGCTTGCCTGTTACTTTGGAAAGTTTGCGACTATTAGAACCAGATAAACAAGAGGCAAGCCCCACAGAGATAAGGCTTTTGCAGGCTACAAATACACCTGTGACTCTTGAAAACGTAATGAACCTACGCAAGTCAGGCGCTGGTGGTGGAACTACTGTATCGGTCAACACTGGTGAAAAGGGATTCACAAACGAGTTCAAGATCAAAGATGCATTCAGCGCTGAACCGGTATACAAAGAATACCAAGGGATGAAGAGCGCGTTCTCGCAGATTCAAGAGTCACTGAAGAAGGCTAATCCTATCGGTGACGTTGCAGCCGCGACAAAGATTATGAAACTGCTTGATCCTGGATCAGTGGTGCGCGAGTCTGAGTTGGGCATTGCTATGGCTGCCAGCGGGAAGATGGATAGGCTTACCAATTACGTTGATATGTACAAGAATGGAACTTTGCTGACTCCATCTCAACGTAATGAATTCAACGCGCTTGCAACTGAATTGTTTGCAGCGTCTGCCAAAGCGTACAACGACAAACGTAATGAGTACGCTGGGTTTGGTGCTAAGTACGGTATTGATGCCAACCAAGCGTTGGGTGCGGCTGTGATAGTGCCTCAACCAATGACAACGCCACCAGCAGCCGGTGGCGCTCCGGTGCTGACGTGGGACCCAGTAGCAAAGAAATTTAAGTGAGTACATCATGCCTCAACTAGTCAACATTGAAGGCGTCGGGGTAGTCTCTTTCCCTGACGGTATGAGCCAGGAGGAGATGGCGGCAGCGCTGTCTCAACTACCAGGCCAGCGCAGCGTAGCGCAGGACCTGGCACGCCAGGTAGGACTCACATCACGCGCGGCATTACCGGCTATGACGGGTGCAGCGATGGGCGGCATGGTAGGCGGCCCTCCAGGGGCTGCCATTGGCGCTCTGGGCGTCGGCCTGGGGACTATGGCGGGTGACCCTCTGGTGAGCCTGTTCAACCGCGCCACAGGCTACAAGGTTCCTACGCCGTCGCAGGTGTTTGAGAACATTGCCACCCAGATGGGACTGCCAGCGCCTGAGACCTCAACAGAGCGCGTGGTGAGCGACATCGTTCGCGCAGGCACGTCCACAGTCGGATCGGCGCGTGGCGCTGGCATAGTCGCGCAGAACCTGGCTAACGCCAACCTGATGCGCGGCCAGGCAGCGGGTATCCCGTCCGAGGTGTTCAACCTACTCTCGCGCTACCCTGCGCAGCAGGTGGCCGCTGCTGGTGCGGCAGGCGCTGCCGGTGGCACTCTGCGCGAGTCAGGCGCAAGCCCAGGCGCTCAGATGGGCGGCGCGATGCTGGCGGGTATGGTCGCACCTGGTAGCCCCAAATTGCCATTCACTCAGCGTGCGCTGGCAGCACCGGCAACCGTAGTGCAACCGTTTACCCAAGCTGGCCGCGATGTGATTGTGGGTAACGTGCTGAACCGGATGGCGACTAATCCAGAATTGGCGCAGCAGCGTCTTGCGAATGCTGCACCCCTAGTACCAGGCGTGCGACCAACAACTGCTGCCACAGCGTATGACCCTGGTCTTGCTGGTCTGGAAACACCATTACGGTCTGCGACATTTGACCCGACCAATTTATTCGGAGCAAGAATATCCACTAACCAAGAGGCGCTGCTGGATGCATATCGACGCCTATCAGGTAAGCCTGGCTCCATCCCATACGCCGAGGCAAAGCGGACTGATATCACTAGGCCAATGCGTGAAGAGGCTTTTGCTGGCGTTACCGTTCAGCCGGACATATTCCAAAGTTCAATTGGTTTGGTGGTGAACAAGGCAGTTCAGAACGTATTGGATAGCCCAGTTGGTGTACGCCAAGACGTTGAGAATGCAATGAGTTGGGCGACCAGCAGAATTGCAAAGGCTCGAAACCCTCAAGAGTTGTACGAGGTTCGTAAGGATTTGTATAATGCTGCGCAAGGCAAGTACAACCAGGAGAACCCGAGCCTGCGACTTGCCAAGGGTCAGCTTTCAGATGTCATTAAATCAATTGATGACGTGATTGAGGCCGCTGCACCTGGTTACTCTGCTTATCTGGCTAAGTACAAAAAGATGTCTGATCCTATTGACCAGATGCGATTGCTTCAAGACATTGAGGCTAAAGTTGCAACGGGTCAGCCAAACATAAGCGGGACCCCAGTATTGGCTGCTGGTCCTCTGCGCCGTCAGCTTGCAATTAGGGCAGACGAGTTAGGCACTGAGTTGTCACCGGCTGCGCAGCGCAGGCTGGACGCCATCATCACTGAGATCAATCGTGGCATGGCGTCTACAGCACCAGGCGTAAAGGCTCCAGGGTCTAACACTTTCCAGAACATGAGCATGGGCAACATGATTGGCCGAGTGTTCAGCGAATCGTTAGCAGATAACACCACGCTGCGCACAATGACGCGCCCACTAGACTGGCTATACAAGCTGCCTGACACCCAGGTCCAGCAGTTGCTGGTGGAGGCTATGCTTGACCCTCAGACGGCGGCTGTGCTGATGAGCAAGGCCAACATGATGAAGGTGGAGCCTCTCGCTAAGTCACTGCGCGAGAAGGCAATTCGTATGGGCATGGGAAGCGCAATCGGCGCAGCACAGGAGTAAGACGATGGCAACAGCATACCCAGGCGGTTTGCGCAAGCGCGGTGGCTTGCTGGACTACGAGGACACCATCCAGGCGACACCACGCAATGCATTCTTTGGTGGCGTGGCTGACTTGCTAGGCCAGGCGTACAAGCTGCCGGAGATGCCGCGTCTGGGTGTACCAGGCTTGGACTTTGTGGCCGCCAACAGGAACCGCCTGATGGACTTGCTTGGCGTCGGTGATGTGCAAAAGACCGCCGAGGCTATGGCATACGGCAACAGGCTAGGCACTGGCAGGGGCATGACGTACCAGCCACTGCCCGAGACGATGGGCGCTGCGATGGCGGTTGCGCCGTTTGCTGGTAAAGCTATCCGCGCCACAGAAGGGTTGCCGGTAGGTGCGAGCATAAAGCTGGTTGATGATGTTGCACCGCAAGCTGAAGCTATGCGCCTTGCCCAGCAACGGGCATTAACCGCTGGTCAATCTCCAAATGTGGAAACGAGAATGCTCCAACAAGGGTTTCAGCCTGACTGGTATCACGGGACAACAGGCGACATTACAAATTTCAAAACTGGTTTATTGGGTGAAGCTACTGGAGCGCCAAGTGCCAGAAAAGCATTTTTCTTTGCGCGTGATCCACAAAATCCACCAGCGTCAATGATGGTTAAGTCAACAGACCAATCATCTATTGATATGTTGAAAAAAATGGGAATGTCTGATGAAGAAATTGCTAGATTAAATGCAGTATCAATGGAAGGTCATGGCGCAGAAACAGCATCAGGTTATGCGCAAATTGGTGGATCAAGAGAATACAGAGACGCAATGCGCAAAGCCAATTTAGCGGAAAAACGCAAAGATTGGAATTCTTACGAGGAGAATATGCAAATTGCTGAAGATTCTGAAATAAAGGGTATGAATGAAAGGCAAACTCTAGTCGCTAAATATGGTGATGCTAGGGATACGATGCTAGACTCTATACAAAATTCCATTTTTAGCAAAAAATTGCCGCAAGCAGAAGCAGAAGCATTGGATGCAAAAGTTAAACAATTGATGCCTTATGGTTGGTACAACAGTTACAGTCAACCACAAATAGATGCTTTAAAAGAAAAATTTATTAATCTTGTCGGGCAGAAATCTGCTGCTCCAGCCTTAAAACAAATAGATAATTTCAAGTCTATTAGAGCAGAAAGAGAATTGATAGAACGTACTCAGCAAGGTGGTAATGTGATGCCTGTTGCTTTGCGCTATAAAAATCCGTTAGTCTATGATTTCCAAGGGCAAGGATACAGAGATCAATCGTATGCTGATTTACTTGATCAAGCACTTGCAGGCGGTAATGATGCAGTGATTATGAAAAACACTTATGACCCAGGCGGTAGTGCTGCCAAACTTATTGATGTTGGGGCTGTGTTTAAGCCTGAGCAAGTTCGTTCACGTTTTGCTGCTTACGACCCATTGAGAGTAACCGCAGCAACTGCCGCTGCTGCTGGGTTGGCGCCACCCGACTTGCTGGCAGCAGAAACGCCAGAAGAACTAAAACGCCGTCAGATGCGCGGCTTGCTGGCTCCATAAAAAGCCGCCATCAGCGGATCAACCTTGATCTTCCTGCGCTTGCTACGCTCACGCGCCAACCGGAAATCCTTGTCCTCCTGGGACTCACGCTCACGCACCCGCTGCACGCGCTCATACCGCGTATAGGCCGGTGGCATGGGAGCGTCAGTGCCTATGCCCCAAGCGTAGACCCTGGCAATCCTCCCGCTGGTGCGCGACCAGCTTGCGACGTAGACCTGGCCGCGCTCATGCATCTTCTTCATGTTGTACTCGGTGGCACGCTCAGACAGGAACACCGTAGCCGCCAGTTCTTTGCGGGTCATGGGGCGCTTTCTCAGCGCCTGCTCAATCTGCTTTAGTCGGGTTGGCTGCACGTTCTACTTTCACTCTCTCCATCGTCGAGAAACGATGCCCATTGGCGCACTCATACCGACGGTAGGTTTCATTGTCGTACTTATGCCTGGTCGCCAGCACGCGGGTCCAGGCTTTGCACTGCGGTTGGGGGCAGATCACGAGTTGCGCTCCTTGAGTTTGGCAATGAGAGCAAGAGCGAATTGATACGTTTCACGGGTTTCGTGATACCCAGCCGTACTGTGTATCTCCTCATCTGTCAGCCCTACCCATGTGCGCTGTGGTGGGGTGGTGTAGAGAGGAACAGAACTTAATCGTGGCTCAAACAAACTAACAATGTCTTGTCCGCGCATATCTTTCCACATCCACGCCACAGGCTCCTGCGCTGGATGTGCATCAATATGCTCCAAGCATTTACTCAAAGCAAAATACAAGTTGCCATTGTCCACTTGAGAGTCTGGCGTACCGTATTCAGCAGCAATTCTTCTGGCCTCTAGCAAATTAACAGGCTCCTGCAACTTGTCCGCAGCCGCTTTACGCTTGGCTTGAAATCCGCGCTGTGGCAATTCAAGTTTTTCAAACAACGCATCTGTATCATTTTTCATAGCATTCCACCTTTCAAAGTTATGCAAGTGCCCTCAATCAGCGTGACCATCTGACCACCTTTGAGGGACATCTTGCGTAGGGTTTCTTTCTGGTCCTCAATTGCCTGGCGGCACTCGGACTCTCGGCTGAAGTAGCGCATCGACTGAGCGAACTCGCAGTTGCCATTCATGCAGACAAACAGGACGGGGATGTAGAGGATGTGGATCATGTCAGTTTGCACTCCTGGGTGAACAGCGCGGCGACAGTGCCGCATAGTGGTTGGTAGGTGAAGTAGCCCCAGGCCATGCAGACGGCTGCTACGACAGCCATCAGGCCGATGAAGAAGAACACGCTGGCTATCAGGCCCAGGACAATGCTGGCCCAGGACTCAATCTCATCATCTGTATCCATGATTCGTACTCCGGTGAATCAAACACAAACAGCATGGCGCAGAGCGCCAGCACGACTAGGCTAATTCGCCTTGGCATACGCCAACTCGGTCTGGATCGACTTCAGTTCCTGGCGCAGAATCTCGCATTCCTGGTCCATGCGTTTCTGCGTAAATTCAGCGCCACGCGCCCAGCCTGCCAGGGCAGCCTCGGTGCAGGCCGTGTGCAGCATGGTTGCCAGGTCACCGCGATCCACAATGCCAAAGTCGCCAACCGCAGGGAGGTGCGCGAACACGGTCTTCTTAATTTCGATTTCTAGAGGATTCATCATGCAAACCACCATTGTGTAAGGACGTAGGAAAGACCGGCGAGGATTGCGGCAGAGAGTGCCGCGTCAAGGATAAGTTTCTTCATGCTGCTGCTCCAATCTGGTGGGTGTATTCAAGGTAGTGGTTCTGCGCCATCACTTGACGCTGCTCATTGTCCTGCTCACGGCGGCGAGGGATGAAACGCTCAACGAACCCACTGTGCGGGAGAACGAACCCGTAACTCATAGGCTCATGGAAGAAGTTGCGCTGAGAGAGTTCCGACTCGCGCCAAAACGCCCCGGGGTTCTCGCGTTGCAAGCTAGCGGCGACCTTGTCAATCTGGTGGCCTCCAAAGCAAGCGGCAGCTTTAAGCTGGCTGCGTTGGTAGTTAGTGAGTTTCATTGTGATACCTCGGTTGTTGATGACGAGCGAATCATATCGCAGTTGATTACTGCATCACAAACAGCAGTTGCGAATTGCATTAGGGAAAACACCTACACATTTCGGTGTAGAATGCGTCAACAAGGAGATGATAATCTAATCATGGAATCTACTACACAATCTGCCATCAGGGCCATACGCGAGAAAGCGGAACGGTCAGGCTTCACTCTGAGCGATGTCGCATACGCGGCAGGCATTGACAAGGCCCAGGTCTCGCGTTGGTCTACCGGCAAGGTGGTTCCGCTGTACTCGGCGGTCATCAAGCTGCAAGAGGCTTGCGATGCCCTGGTGGAAGTCAGGCTGGCGCAGCTACAGAAGGAGAGCCAGCAGTGAACTATGTCATCGGCATCGACCCAGGCATCAGCGGAGCCGTTGCGGTATTCGAGGATGGCAAGCTGGTCAACGTCAGCGATATGCCTACGCTGAAGGTGGAATCAGGTAAGACTACGAAGAGCCACATCAGCGCCATCACCCTATTTCGGATGCTGGAGGGTTGGCAGCAGATGGGCAACGACCAGATGCACATCGTCATCGAGAAGGTTGGTGCTATGCCTGGTCAGGGCGTGACATCAATGTTTAACTTTGGGCGCAGCGCAGGCATCATAGAGGGCGTTGTGGCCGCCTTGCAACGTCCATATACCTATGTCACCCCTGCCACCTGGACGAAGGCTGTAGGCCGCGCAGCGGGTAAGGATGCCAGCCGTATGCGTGCGATGGAACTGTTCCCAAGCAAGGCCGAACTGTTCAAGCGTGCCAAGGACGATGGCCGCGCAGATGCTGCACTGATCGCTTACTGGTATCTGACAAAAAATGCTTGACCCGTTCAAAATCACAGAGCCAACGTGCATATCGTTCAGCGGTGGGCGCACGAGTGCCTATATGCTTTGGCGGGTGCTGCAAAGCAATGGTGGTTTGCCAGCAGAGGCCATTGTCTGCTTTGCCAACACTGGCAAAGAGGATGAGGCGACATTGAAATTCGTACAGGATTGCTCTGAGCAATGGAATGTTGAGATTCACTGGGTTGAGTTTCAAGACGCTGATCCTGCATTCAAGCGCGTGACGTTTGAGACCGCCAGCCGCGAAGGTGAGCCGTTTGAGGCGTTGATCCGCAAGCGCAATTACCTACCGAATCCGGTCACCAGGTTCTGCACCGTGGAACTGAAGATTCGCAGCATCCACAAATATCTGAAGTCGCTTGGTTGGGCGCACAACGAGTCAATGGATTGGGTTGGCATGAGAGCAGACGAGCAGCGCCGAGCCGCAAAGATCGCAGACAAGTCACGCATTCCACTGGTGACTGCTGGCATCACTAAGTCAGACATCTCGGCGTTTTGGAAGGCGCAACCGTTTGACCTGGGCCTGCCGAACATGAATGGCGTGACGATGCACGGCAATTGCGATTTGTGCTTTTTAAAAGGCGGCTCACAAGTGTTATCTTTAATTGCAGAAAATCCAAAACGTGCTATATGGTGGGCCAAAATGGAGGCATTGGCATTGGCATCCAAGCCAAGCGGTGCGGTGTTCCGTTCCGACCGGCCTAGCTACGCTCAGATGGCGGCATTCGCCGTTGACCAGCGCGATATGTTTGATCCCAACGAAGAAAGTATTGCCTGCTTTTGCGGGGACTGATCATGCTTGACCAACTACGCACCATGCGCGAACACATTATCTACCTGGGAACCCAGTTAGAGAAGGAGCGCGAATCTTCAAAAGAAAAGACTGTCCTGCTCAAGCGCCTGCTCGACCCAGATGACCTGGGTCACGCGGTCACCAACGAAGTACGCAAACAAGCCTATGCAATCATCAGCAACGAACACGAAAGAGAGAGAGAAAAATGGAACGGATCAAACTAAGGCCGAGCGCAGCATCACGCTGGATGGCGTGCCCCGCAAGTGTCCACCTGAGTGTCGGCATCCCTGACTCGCCTAGCGGTGAGGCTGCGCAGATTGGCACTGCCATCCACGCGCTGGCCGAGACGTGCTGGCAGACAGAGGATGACCCGAAGAACTACATCGACAAGCTGGTGGAGGGCATCCGCATCACCGAGCAGAACGCGGAGTTTGCGCAGCTACACCTGGACACCATCAAGCGCCTGGAGAAAGACTTAGGCCGAGTCCTGGTGGAGCAACACGGGACGGTGCTTGACACTATGCAGATTCAGCTATCAGGGACGTGCGACGTTGTCGGGTACAGCGTCAAGGACTCCATCATTGAGATCGTGGACCTAAAGACGGGACGCAACTACGTTGATGCCGACTCTGCGCAGTTGAAGATTTACGCTTTAGCGATGATGAAGGCGCTGGGCGATTTCCAGACCATCAGGCTGACCATTGTCCAGCCCCAGGTTGGCGCGAACCGGACTCACGAGATGAGCCTGTACGACTTGCTCCAGTGGCGTGACAATGAACTGATGACGGCGGTGAACAGCATTGCGACGATGAACGCCTACCCGATACCGTCACGCGATGCCTGCAAGTATTGCCCTGCCAAGCTACACTGCCCAGCCCTGCGGGAGAAGGCTTACGAGTTGCCCTTAGCGCCCACCAAGGAACTCAGCGAGAGCGAGATCGCTACCTGGTTGGAGCAGGGCGAACTGGTGGAGGCGTTCTACGAGGAACTGAAGAAGGTGGCGACCAAGCGCCTGGAGGATGGCGCGGCAGTGCCAGGCTGGAACCTGGTCCCGAAACGCGCTATCCGCAAGTGGAAGGAAGACATCGACATCAGCGACTTGCCGATTGAAACTGCCAAACTCTACAAGAGCGAACCAATCACGCCAGCGCAAGCTGAGAAATTACTGAGCAAAGATGACCGGCATCTGCTCGACGATTTGACAGAGAAAGTCTCAAGTGGGCTGACTCTGGCAAAGATGTTGGAATCCTCCGACATCTGACTTTGGGCGCAAGCCCGTTAACTTAGGAAACTGAAATGCTAAATCTTTCAAACAACAACGGTAGTGGTAACTCTTACATCCGCTTTGCTCCCCAAGCCAACGCCTGGACGAACCGCGACGGTGATGAAATCCAACTGAAAAAGGTGGTCATGGACCTGGACTCGGTGCAGACCGGCTGGCTGATGATTGGTGCTGGTGTACGCGATTGGCAGCCAGATGAGGTGCTGGGCGCGAAGAGCCAATCACCTGGCGAGGGCTACAAGCGCGGGTTTGTCGTGACCCTGTACTCTAAGGAACTCGGCCTGGTCGATTGGAGCGCCAACGCCTACGGCCCATGCAAGGGTTTTGAGAAAATCTACAACGAGGCCGACAAGGCTGCTGGTGACAACGAGGGCAAGCTGCCGGTCATCGAGTACGTGAACTCTACAGCCGAGAAGGTTGGCAAGGGCAACACGCGAGTGCCGAACTTCAAGCTGGTGTCTTGGGTTGCGCGTCCCGCTGGCATGAACGCGGAAGATGGCCTGGAGCAGTGGGCCGAGCCGGAGCCAGCGCCTGTACGCAAGGCGGCAAAGCCTGCGCCTGCACCTGTGATGGATGACGAAGAGTTTTTCTAACCAGTAGTCTGGTGGCCGGTGGGTTGATCTCCACCGGCTTTTTTTTCCTCTAAAAACTGAGAACGAGAAAATGGACACTGAAACAATAGCCAAAGCCCTGGGCAACGCCAAGCAAGTGAACGGGAACTGGCTTGCGAGTTGCCCTGTACCTGGGCACGGCAGGGGCAACGGGGACAAGAACCCGTCCCTCTCCATCAAGGAAGACAATGGCAAGTACCTGTTTCACTGCCACGGTGGGTGCGACCAGCACTCGGTATTCGACGCTGTCAGGGAGCGCAACCTATTGCCAGCGTTACAGCGCCAGGAGTACAGTCTCGCGCTCATTAAAGGTGAATTGATGACTATGCCAACGCTGGAGCAGGAGTGGGAGTACAAGGACGAGGCAGGCGAGACGCTGTTCGTAAAGCGCCGGTTCAAGACCAACACCGAGAAGGGCAAGACGTACTCTCTGCACAAGGTGGATGCCGCTGGCAACCGCAAGGGCAGCATGACAGGTGCGCGGATAGTGCCCTACCGCCTGCCGGAACTGCTCAACGCACGGGAAGCCGGACGCGCCATCTACCTGGTGGAGGGTGAGAAGGCAGCGGATGCCCTGGTCAGCATAGGAGCCATTGCCACTACGAGCCACGCCGGTGCAAGCCACTGGCCGGAAGACATCACCCAATACTTTGCTGGCGCGGTGGTGATAGTGGTTCCAGACTGCGATTTACCCGGGTGGAAGTACGCCAAGCGCGTAGTGGAGGCTCTGCTGCCGGTGGCTAAAGCAATCAGAGTGCTGGACTTCAACCTACCGGAATTGGGTGACGATGCTTATGAGTGGGTTGCGGATGGCGGGGATCGGGCAAGGCTGGCAGAACTCGCCAAGGCTTTGCCGGTCATCACCGACATAGACCAGGTGGTTACGCCCGAGTGGATTGTTCCACGGGAAACGAAAGAAACTACCGAAGTTACCGTAGAACCCGATAACTTCGGTAGAACTGAAGAGCCGCCCATCCTAGTACCACGGCAACTGCTCAACATTGAGTCATGGGATGACATTGAGGACGAGCCGGTGGAGTGGCTGATAGACAACGTACTCCCAAAGAAGGCGTTTGCAGCCCTATATGGACCGCCAGGCAGTTACAAGTCCTTTGTTGCCCTGGACATTGCGGAGGCGGTGGCAACGGGCAGGGCGTGGATGGGGCGGGAGGTGCAAGCTGCCGGTGCGGTGCTGTACATCTGCGGGGAGGGATTCGGCGGCATCGGCGCACGCATCAAAGCCTGCAAGATGCACAACCGCACGCAAGCTGGAGCCGAAATCTACGTCATCAGGGCCGCGATAAACATGAGGAGCAGCGCCGAGGACTTCGATCTGCTGGTGGCCTCGATAAAGGACCTGGTGGAGAAGACCGGCGTCCAGTTCGAACTGGTGCAGATTGACACCTTAGCCCGAGCGTTTGGCGGTGGCAACGAGAACAACTCAGAGGACATGGGAGCGTTTATCCACAACGCGGGAAGGATTCAGCGGATGTTGGGCTGCGCCATGATGGTCTTGCATCACAGCGGAAAGGATGCCACCAAGGGTTTGCGGGGACATAGCAGCCTGCTGGGAGCCGTGGATACCCAGTTGGAACTGATGAAGATTGACTCAGTGCCCAACCCGTCAGGCCCGATAGCTGGCAGCGGCATCCTCACCATCAGCAAGCAGAAGGATGGCCAGGACGGGGTGAAGATTGGGTTTGAGATGGTGAAGGTGGAGATACAGGGCGGGACGTTAGGCATTGCTGACGCACAGATCAGCCTGGCGGTCAGGGCATCAGACGAGGCGATTCAGCAGGAAATGCAGCAGCAAGCAGTGCAGCGTGAATCCAAACCACGCAAGCTGCAAGAGAACCAACAGGTGGCGCTGAACGCCATTCATAAGGCGTTAGAAAAGAATGGGCACATGACAAATGTGGGTGAGGAACGCCATAAGACGGTTACTGTGAACGAGTGGAAGGAGGCGTTTACCAAGCTGAAGGGTGACAGCAAGTCCATCGACAGCGACTTCTACAAGGGAAAGAAGTCGATGTTCGCATTGGAATTGGTTGGGTATTACGCAGTGACGATAGATGAAAAGGAAGTCACTTACTGCTGGGTGATTTACCCCGACAAGGACAAAGATGAGCCGTTTGTGTCCTCATTTTCATAGCCGACTTATGAAGTTGGCTATGAAAACATGGCAAGCTGGCTATGTACTAATGTTTGAGAAACATAGCCGACTTGTAAAAACATGGCAAGCTGGCTATGGTCAAGTCGGCCAGAAATAGGTAGTCGGATAGCCGACTTGCATAATATTGCTTAATGCAATATGAAGTCGGCTAGTCGGCTATCTCGGGATTTTGAAGTTGGCTATCAGTTGAAGTCGGCTATTGAAGGAGATGAGCATGGCATCGAGGAAACTTACGGATAGGGACGAGTTCCCGTCTGACCCTTTTAAGGTCTTCCAGCACTCGCTGATGGTGGAGATGGAACTGGCGAAGATGGAGCATGAGAAGACCTGGGGCATTGACCGAGTGATCGATCTGGTGGATGCCGAGTTCCGCAGGAAGTTCAACGCGCAGCGGGAGCGCATCTGGGAGGCCAGCCAGGCGCGGGACGAGGAACGGCTGGAGAAGGCCATTAAGGGAATGATCGCGGCATACAAGGCGCTCACCAGGTGGGCGACTGAGGCAGGCATTGAGCAGATGCCTAGAATCGATTGCATGGAACACCGGATGGCCGACGGGAGCCTGATGGTCATCGTGAGGGACAAGCAGATGGCGACTTGGTACGAGCAATTCCGCAAGGAGCCAGGCTCACGCTCGATCTGGACACTCGCGGAACTCGAGGTGGTGATGACGGGTCCTACGCTGACTCAGGTACGCGGTATCAAGGCGGCGATACCAAGCGCGACAATGGTTCCCGTGACGCCGCAAGGCAGCAGCGGGTTTGAGGAGATGGAGAACGACATCGACATCAGCAAACCGTTCAAGGGCGGGAAGATGTTTGATACGAAGGCAGCAGAAAGGGCTAAGAATGAGCGCAGGACGTGATTTGTGGGACGAGGTGGTACGCAGGGTGCTTGAGACAACGAAAAACGCTTGGAGGGTCATGTAATGCCTGGGAATCCGAAAGTGAGAGCCGATATTGCGCTGCTGGAGGACATCGATGACGAGTTGATCCTGTCGATGTTCGAAGAAGGGCGCAGCAAGGCAGACATATGCCGTGGCCTAGGCATAGGACGGCGTGCGCTCGATACGTGGATAGCGGACAACGACTACGAACCTATAATTACGCGCGCGCGGGTGGAAGCGGCCTCGCATCTCGCTTGCGAGACACTCGCCATAGCGGACGGACTGGACGTGGACAACGGCCAGCGCGACGTGCAGCGCATCAGGACGCGCCAGTGGCTGGCGGAACGCTGGGACAG